TTTTTTTTAGTCTCTCTTGTTGAAGAAGTAGTCATGAAGTTCTTTACGAAGATCTTTCATTTCTTGTTTTATTTCTTCAACGGCTTTTCTGTCTTCGTCTCTACGAAGATCTCGGTTCTTAATTTCTAATTGCAGCATTTCGATTTTCTTGTTGTTTGTTAGAACAGTTCTAACCAACCAAGTAATAGCTGCAAAGACGCTAGCTATGAGTCCAGCGACAATCTCATTTACCCACTGTTCCATAGCACCCCGCATCAAATCCTGAGATAACAGCTTCACCAGCAACAATTGTTCTGGCTCCACCGTCAATTAGTAAAGCATCATTAAGGTCATCTATTCTTGGAGATAACCCATCGCATAGTCCTCTATCATTTATTACGGTTTTGCTGCCTAGTGCGCAACCTGTCAATAGCAGAGTCAAGAGACTGATTAGTACGAGTTGCTTCATCGATTCTTCTCCTCGTATTTATGTATGTTTCTTGTTGTTGTATAATGATCTCTTGCTCTTTGACTTTACTCCCTTTGTTGTAAAAGTAGTATGCTCCTGATGATAGAGCAACGAGAGCTAAGAGAACACTAATTAGAAATAGTTTACTTTTTATCATCTGTAGGTTTCCTAGATAATAATTCTGTTTGTTTCCCAGCCCAATCCATTCCAAAGGAAGCTCCAATGAAAAGCATGAAGGGCCAAGCAAGAATTTCTACTACTTCAATTCGACCATAAAGACCGAGATAGAAAAGATATAATAATACAGCTATAGCCGCTTCACGCTTATATGTTTTCATGGATAGTTTCTCCAAGACAATTGGAAGTGAGGACGGTCGATAAAAGGTTTACGACCAGCTTTTTGACGTTCATGTACGTAAGCGTCAAAGGCTTGTGCAGCAGAGTCATAGTAGTTAAGAGAGAGTAGCCAAGCACCTCCCCATAGAACTTCTACGTTGAGATCTATAGCAGCTTGTCTAACGGCCTCTGCAATAGTGTCGAAACGAGCAGTACCATTCCAGTCAATAGTACCGTTAACCCAAGGAGCAAGATCTACAGCATGACCTGTTAGATGCCTTGACTTCATTGTTTGACTAGCTCCTGAGGCTACTAGCTGTTTTTGCCGTTCAAGGGTCCGAAGACCCTCTACTACGGTAAAATCTTGATCGGTGATAGTAATAGCTCTAGAAACTACTTTAGCAAGATCTGGATGAACTTTAGCTAGTTTGTCTAGAGACGACTTACCTAGATTATACATCAGGATATCTTTCCTTTATTTCAGCTACTTTAGCTAGCCATTCTTCTTTAGTAGCTTCTCCTCTTTGCCATTTAAAGAAAAGAGGGTCTGCTTCTGTTTGATAGCTAATTAGCTTCTCTTGTTGTTTATTAAGTAATTGAATCTCTACTGGCTTATTTCTAGTTGATTGTACTCTCATTGGACTGATACCTTTAATACTTGATTTTGGTATGGAAAGGATGGGAAGAGTAACACCTCCCAGTTTCCTTCATTTAAGAACTCAATTTCTATCTTTCCATCATTAACTTCAATTGGATTATCAAAATCTTCGAAAAAGAAAGTAGTACCTGGGGGTACATTCTCTATTAATAGAATATCATTTACTTTTAGAAATTGATCATCGTTAGCTACTAACTTTGGCTTATCAATAACTTGATTTTCTTTAATATAGAACTTAGCTGGACTGATATCCATTGCTAAAGGAATTAAATTTACATTCTCTAGTAAATCAGGAACATTAGAAACTGCTAAGATTTCACCTTTTGTATCATAAAATGCAAACATTATCTATACCACTTCCAAATTTCAAATCCAATTTCACTTAAAGTAACAGACAAAGTAGCTAATGTATTTGTTCTACTCTTCATCATCCAAACCTCAAAACGAAGAGTATCACCGGGAGAATAGTTAGTATCTCCACCATAAACAATCGGGATAGCTCCTTCGATAATAAATTCACCTGTTACTAATGGACTTACACAGACAGGAGTATAAGCTAGAATCATAGAAGATACATAAGCAGAAGTATAACCTGCAACCATTCTTCTAAAAGCTACGTTATACTGCATTTGATCTTTAAGTAAGTTTTGGTTAGCAATAACATACTTATTTTTCGTAACATTAAACACACTGACTCGCATCGATACAGATAGATTATAGTTAGCTAAGTTTACAGTAGTAGCCCCCGTACTTGTGATAGTAGCATCGTTATAGTTAATAACTCCTCTACCAATAGCAGGACTAACGAACGAACGATAACGAATAAAGCTAGGTGTACTTGTCTGTGGTGACTCTAGCACAACGCTATAAGTCTGAGAAATCATTTCCCAAGTATCATACGTTGCAGCAGTCAATGACTGGTTAATTGCGTACTTAGCTACTTGATAGCTAGTAACAGAACCTAAACCAAGATTCAATCGGTTAACGGTTAAATCATTGATTTGACCTGAGTTAGTGATAATACTATTTGCAGCTAACTTAGTGCCTGTGATAGTACCAGCAACTAGTAAGTTACCGTCGAGGAAGTTAGCCTGAGAAATCCAATCTACCCCATTATAAATAAAAGCTTTAGTTCCACTAGTATGTGTAGTAGCAATAACAAAACGATCGTCTTTTACAGGAGTGATATCTGGATCATGAAGAGCATTCCAGTATACGTTTACAGCAGCAGTTGTAGTAACTGTAGTTAAGTCTGCAGCACCTGCGTCATAACGCCACCAACCCGCACCTCTAACACCATTAGTACCGTTTGTACCGTTGGTTCCATTAGTACCACCTACACCTACTACAGCAGCAGCAGACCACTCTCCAATAGCGATGTTATCGGTATCTGTAGAAGAAGAAGCGATAGCTTGGCGAACCCAAAGGTATTCTCCTGAAGCGATACTAGGAGCAGTTCTTGCCCAACCGTTCAGTGTCAAACCAGTGAGAGTATCTGTACTGAAAGTATATACAGCCGTACCAGTAAAAGCAGCAGGAGCAGTTGTTGTTGTCGTCTTATTATACAAGAACAATGGAACGCTATTCAACCCGTTAGAACCGGGAGAACCGTTAGTGCCTACGTAAGAGGTAACGACTGCAGTAGACCACTCACCGATAGCAATTGTATCAGTTGAGTTAGCAGAAGAGGCTACTGCTTGTCTTGCCCACATGTACTCTCCACTAGAGAGAGTTGGTGGAGTTGTAGACCACCCGTTGAAGGTCAACCCTGTTACGGCACCTGTACTGAAAGTATAGGTAGCAGTACCTGTAAAGGCTGTAGGCGGAGTTGAAGGTGAAGTATTCTTATTGTAAAGAGTAACAACAGCATTGTTAGCACCGGGTACGCCTTGAATACCGTCTTGAGCAAGTACTATAGGAGTAGACCAAGTTAATGCACTGTCTGTCCCTGTAGTTCCTTGAACTGAAGCAAGAGCAGTAGAGACGTAAAGTGGGTCTGAACCTGCTTGTGGGGTGCTGAACCAACCTGTTGGAGCAGTTAATGTCTTAGTACCGAAGTTATAAGAACCACCTGTAGGAACTGTTAAAGCTGTCGCACTTCTTCGGTAAATTGTTGCTAAGAAAGTACTTAAACCGTTAGCTCCGGGGTCACCAACGAATTTAGAGAAGGTTAAGCCAGATCTTAGAGGTAGTGTTGGAAGATTACCAGAGTAAACATAGTAAGCTACGTATTGGTTAGTTCCCATAGTGTAGCTTTGAGTGTTAGTAGCGATATCTGCTGTATTAGCGTAAATTACAGTTACTTGGTCAGTTGTTGCTCTTTGAATAGTAAAAGTAGTTGTACCGTCTACACCATTAGTTGCTAAAACACGATCAGATAACCTACCAACAGGTGTCTTTGAACGAACAGCAAACTGGTATACACCACTGTTTAAAGCAGCTAAGTCAAAAGATTGAGCCAGAGTTGTACCTAGTGTTGTCCAGTTAACTCCACCATCTGTTGAGGTTTGAACAACGAATTCAGCAACAGAGATATCATTAGGAAAAGTCCAAGTTAGCTTACCAGAGCTAACACCAAAAACACCTGCAGAGTTATTAGAGCTAAAGACAACGTTAGTAGGAGCCGTTACTGCATAGAAGTAGTCTAGCTTGTTAGAATAAGCGATATCATCTGCAACATTCCATGCAAAAGTAGTATAAGAATACTGAACAGCTTCAACCTCAGCAGTCAAATCAGCAGAAAGTTTAATCGACTGTATTTTCATGATTTCGTTGTTGAGGTTAGTAGAAGCGTCCGTCACACTGATAATATCACCGGGTTCTAGTAGTAGACCCTTCTTACCTACGGTAAATTTAGCTACCATCGCCTTCCTAGAGAACCGAACCATCTGTTCTGCTTTAGCTAGAGCATGATAAGGATCTGAAGTACAAGGTAGATACACTTCTGTTTTAAGAAGAATATTAGAGTCTTCTGCAAGATAGGTATTATAAGCTGTACTAAAGCTAGGAGGCCAAGTCACAGTATCGTCTGAGAAGTTTTCAAACTCACTACGAAAACGAGCAGTTACCTGAGCATAACGGGTAGAAGAGTCGGGCCAGTCTAGCTCAACCTTGCCTCTAATAATATCATCTTGGGTGATGTTTGCTTTTACAAGAGCTAGTTGTTCTGCTTCTGTCTTAGGGTATTCTAGTGTTAGTTTGTACTTACCGCCTGACCAAACAAGATCTGCCTCTGACATAGACTCTAGAATTAACTCGATGTTTTCACGGATAGAACGTTCAGAATCGAGAACTACGTTACATTCATAGAGTTTTAGATCACGAGGAGCAACAGCCGGTTGTGTAGTAATTGTTCCATTTTCATTTTCAACGTCAGGACGTCTACCGTTGACTCTACCGTCAATAGGAGTGGCTGTTTTAACAATTTGATCACAAATTAGTTTAGCTTTATAGAAAGATTCTAGGTCTAGAACCGATACATTTAACCCTTTACCATACACAGGATTAGTTAGATAATCTAAAAGAACTAGAGCAGGATTATTAGAGTATTGCTTCGCTACTGAAAGCGAGTATACTCCTGCAGAGAGAGTAATATCATAAATCTGCATACCTTCAACAAAGAAGCTAACGTTGGGTGAACCGTTATAATTGTACTCTTCTCTGTTTAACCTAAAGCACATACTAGCATAAGCAGTATTTGTGAAAGTGTTAGTTGAAGGAATCCCATTAGCTGTAGCCATTGGGTCAGCAACACCACCACTAGGGTAAAAGTGAATTCTTTGACCGTGTTGTAGTGTAGGATCATCCCAACTTTTGTCATCAACAACAATGTCTACTACACGATTTAAACCACCATAAGCAACTGCTTGTTGAACAAAAAGATATTCACTTTTAGATCCAGATTTATTTGCTGATAGATTTGAAGCAAAGGTTTGATTTCGAGAAGTAGGAGGAGCAATTGCTGCATGCACATAAGAGCTTTTTAGTAAGTGTTTTGTCTTACCACCAGAGACCATAGCTCTACCATAAACAATAGGTAGATAAAAAGGTTCGCCATCTACCGCAACATTTACTTGTTTACGTTTATCCATTTCAGCTTTGAGCTTATTAGCTCTAGACTGTTGGTAAGCAATAGAAGCTACTGTCATACCAATACTAAGAATAGCTTGGCCTAGCGTAATAGCTTGCATTGCAAATGCGGCTACTGTAAAGAATACCATTATGATTTACCCCACTTTAAAGAAACTGATCTACCACCTGAGTAAATATCATCAAAAGAAGTATCCGCAGTATTTACTTGATCCATACCGTCTTTAGAAGCAATATACCCTCCTGAAGCATCTAAGTTACCCATAGGAGAGGAAGCCCTAATTAAGAAAAGCTTAGAAGATCCATCATTAGCTACCTTGCAAGAGTCTACGTAACCTTGATAAGCTACAAAAACATCATTAGTACCTAGTAGTGGTTGCTTAGAAGAGTCAAGAAAACCTGCATAGATTGTTAAGAGTGAACCGGTAACACCTGATCTAGCGAAAGCTTGGTAGGAGTTATCATGGTCTAGCATTGCAAGTTCATAGACTTCTCGGTCTACTGAGCTAGAAACCCTAGGAGGACCAAAAGAATAGATTGGGTTAGAAGAAAGATACGTAGCACCGTTGAATACTACATCATAAGGTAAGCTAGTAGCTCTAAGAATTGTACTAAATTCGATTTTAGCCAGAATAAAGAAAGTAGGATTATCTAGATTTAATGCAGCTAAAGCTGCCGCACTTAATTGTCTCATGTTATAATGCCTCAATGATTTTGATTGTACCGGGATTCATGATGACACCGTCTTCATAGATGATACCTTGAAGAGTGTCAATATCCCGATAGTACTGTAATGTTGGCTTAGTTGAAGAACCCGGATGAAAAACTGAAGTGTTTGCTGTTACGTTAGCTCTCAGTGTTGGATACAACTGAAGAGTAACAGAACCACCGGGAGTCTCAATGTTATTTGTTGTCATGTAAATTTTACTATGATTACTAAACTTAATAAAAGAACCTTTAGGTAGGAAATAAACGGTGTAAGGTTGAAGACCTGAGGTTGTAGCTAGCTGAGCGCCCCAGATATAAACCCCTGAAACTCCGTCACCAGAATAGCTAGTAGCAGTACCACTAGTCAAAAAGAAGTTTACTGTGCCTGAACCTGAAGTAACTGCTGTTTTAGTAATTGATACTTGATACCAGCCGTTTCCTCTATCAACAGAAGTAGCTGTAGTGCCTGCACTAACAGAAAGCACTGCTCCTGTAGCGGAGTTGAATACACCCACACTAGAAACACCACCAAACAATGCTGTTGGAAAATCTAAGCGGATATTACGGTTAGCGAGTTGCTTTACATAGATAGAGATAGTATAACTAACACCTGCAACAAAAGTAACACTGCGACCAACTACGTGGGTTGTAGAAGCAGTTAAGTCATCAATAAGAGCATCTGCAACTTGATAGCCTGTAGGAGCTAGTGTAGCATCGGGAGTCACCGTTGCTCTTGTCTTAGTCCAGTAAGCGTTGCTAAAGTCTTCTGTAAAACTAAAGCCGTTATCAGAAGGAAAGTTAACACTTACAGAAGATGCACCAGCGTTTGCAGCAGCAGCAACACCTGTAATTGGTAGTGTAGTCTTTTTGTCAACGGAAAGTAGCTGTGGCATTACCATAGTGTTTGCTTGGTTAGCCATAGAAACGATATCTACAAAGTAGTTTTCCTCAATATCTCGTGTTTGTACTTGAAAACTTAGTTCCCAACGTTGGGCACCTTGCGATGCCCTCTGTTGTTTTAGGTTGATTGTGTCTACAGCAAAAACTGGTTCATTAGACTCAATGGTAAGAGGAGCCACAATTGGACTCCCCTCAAAATAATATACTGTCATTATCGTGATCCTCTTTCGCGATTGGTCATATTGACCCCAGCGGTGATCTCCGGAATCATACGAGCAATTTCTTTACGAGTTTGCATGGAGACATCACCTGAAACATTAATATTGAACACTTGTTGTTTGTTCTTATCGTTATTATTTCCATTTGTTGAAGTAAAAGCAGAAGGATTGCTTGGACCTACAAGCCCACCACTAGCGAAGGCAGGTAGTCTGCCGTCATTAGCATTAATAGTCTCTAAGAAAGGTAGCCAACGTTTAGTTGTAGCTGCATTCATTACATATTCGCCATTAGACAATCTAGCAAGAATAGAGTCACTAGTACCTGTTCCAGGACCAGAGATATAGCCACCTGTAGCCCATCCTCCTAACCAATTACCTCCCAGTCCACCTAAACTAGCAATAAAATTACCAATACCAGAACCAATAGCAGAGCCAATAGCTCCTTTACCTCCTCCAGTTGATTTAGCTAGAGAATCAAAGATAGAACTAAAAATATTATCGAAGAATTGATCTAGTCCTAAAGATTTAAAGAGATTCTTTGTAAAGGCTTGGCTAAACTTGTCGATAATAGCAGAAGTAAGAGTATCAAGAACACCATGAATCATGTCTGAGAAAGACTGTTCCCCTTTAAGGAAAGCAGTAAAGTTCTGTTGGAAAGTTTCTCTCATCATAGCAGAGCCTTGACCAATACTATCGAACTTATCTTTAAGCCTAGCAATTTCCTCTGTAGCCGCTCTAGCTGCTTCTGAGCCTGCTACCATCGAATTTCTTTCTTTTGTAAGAGAATCAATGCGTTGAGAAATAGCTAAAGCAGACTGTACTTGTTGCTCATTAAGAGAACCTAATACTTCAGGATCAAGAGAAGACTTCAAGTCTTCAAACTGTTTCAGAACAGATTCAAACTTGTTAGTGTACTTTTTAGCTCCTTTACCTGCTTTATCAGAGGCTTTATCAGCGGCTGAGCCTGCAGCTTCAGTTGCTTCTCCAAAGTTTTTGATGTAGCCATTAGCTTTCATAATTCCTAGAGGTACTGCAGCAACTGTAGAACCAATACCTGAAAGCATAGCGTCATAAGGAAGCTGTGCCATCATATCGCCATTCTTAACAGCGTCTGTGAAAGCTTGGCTTACTCCTAGCGCGCTAGAAGGACTTAGAGGATCTACGGTAGACTTATAGAGAGCATTGTCAACCCTATTAATATAGAGATTATCTACAGTAGAAAGAGTAGGATCAACAGCAGTTACTCGTGGAGCACTAGTAACACGAACCCCGCCTGAAATAGGTCCAGGAGTACCATCAGCAAAGTGACCAATCTTACCGTTGTTAAGCTTCTGCAGAAGTGGTAGGAACTTCTTAGTTGCTTTAGCATTAACTACGAATTCACCATTCGATAGCATTGCAGGGATAGAGTCTGAAGTTCCAGTACCGGGACCGGAAACCCAACCACCAGTTGCATAGCCTGCTCTAGCTGCTTGTGGAAAAGCAGATGAATCAGGAAGACCACCTGTAGCAATAGCTAGTTTATTCACAAAACCTTGAACAGCTATTGCAATAACGTCTAGATCCTGTTTACTTGCTTCAAGTTCAGAAGTAGTTTGACGCCATTTATTTGACTGATCTAAGAAACTTTGTGTGTTGAGTGCAATATTCCCTGAAATACGAGTACTCAGATCTCTTGTTTGGTAGATAGCTTCTGTACTCTTTAATAAAACTTCATCAACAGCAGCACTTAACTGTGATTTTAAAGCTTCAATTTGATCTGAGTTTGCTCTAACTGTTTCTAATTTAGTTTCTAAAGGAGTGATTAAGCTATCAAGCTCAGTAACTTTAGCTTGCCATTGAGCTGCCATACCAAGGTATAGTGGGCCATCAGGGTTAGGAATTGCTAAACCTGATTTTGCAAGTGTATCTCTTTGTTCAACAGCAAACTGTCTATCACTAGCTAACTTATTTAGCTGAGTCTCCATTGCAGAAATATTCGCAGGATCAAATTCACTTAAGCTGTCGAGTAAACCTTGGATAGCCTCTACACGAGAAGAGATATCACCTTCAGTGAAAGATAGGGTATTAGATAGTAATAGTTTATCTAATCTAACTCTACTAGCTGAATCGCTAGTTATCTTTTCAAGTGCTGCAGCTTGATTTTCTCTTTGGCCTGCAAGAATCCCAATGAATCTCCCAGCTGGACCAAAAGTTAGAGATTGATTATCTTGTTTAAGCTTAGTCAATTCTCCTGTAAGTACAGTTTGTTCAGCAACTAGGTCTCTATATTCTTGGGTATGGCTATTTAGTCCTTGAAGCTCTACACCGATTTCTTGTAGTCTAGCAGTAGTATCATTTATACGCTCTTGTACAATTTGTCTGGTAACTAAGTACTCTTGAGGATTAGCAATCTTGTTTGGATCAGTGTAAGACTTTTTATTAATACCTAGAAATTCAAGAAGAGCATTCTTTGCATTAATAATTCTATCAATTACATTAGTAATAGTGTCTTTCAGAAAATTCCAACCAACAGCAAAAGAGTCTGCAATAGAAGTCCAAGTTTCACCTTTGAAAGCATCAGCCATTAACTGAGCAGCCCAAGCTACCCACTCATTGATTTTAGCTTTCCATTTGTCATCAAGACCTTGGTAGATAAATGAAGCAATACCAACACCAACAACTACATAAGGATTACCACCTGAAACGGAGCCTGCAAGTAGTGCATGTTCCATAGCTGTCTTTAGTTTTGTTCCAACATCAGAACCATTTTCTTCAAGAACATCACCAACGAGAGTAACGCCAGCAACACCTGCAGCAATAGCAGCAGATACTTTGTTAGAAAAACCTGCTTGCTTGCTAGTTACCCCAGCAGCAATAGCGTTAACGAGAGCCTCACTATAAACCTCACCAAGTCCTACTGTGTCAAACATGTTTTTTACAAGAGCTTTGTCAGCAACAGTAACTGCCATTAAACCAACAATACCTAGTCCGATTCCACCAACACGTTGGTATAGAACAGAAAGTAATCTTGGTCCAATAGTAAACATTGTTACAATAGCTGCTTGAATAATATCTGTATAAGCACTAGCACCAGCACTGAAAGATTCAGCTAGATTGCTGATGATACCTCTGCCAATATCAGAGTATACTGCTGTATATGCAGTGAAACCACGAGCAAATAACCCAAGAATAGCTCTAGCACCTACAAGACCTACAGTACCATTGTTTGCACCTACACCTGTTAGGAAACGAACAAGATTCATTAAGAAAGCGTTGTTACTCCCTGCTAGTGCAGAAAGCATTGCAGGACCAGCCATACCTAGTGCAATTGCACCACCGATAGCTGAAGCTACTTTGATACCAAAACCTTCAAGAGAGTTAGGGTCTACCCCTAAATACTTGGTTAAGTTGTCACTTACTGCTAAACCAATACCAATACCCATTAAACGAGATACTACTCTAAAAGTATAGAGAATATTTCTTTCTAAGATTCTAACGGAAGCAGCAGACATACTCGAGTCGAAGACACTAAACAAACCTGTTTGAAGTCGTCTAGCGTTACCTTGAAGTTCGTCGAAGAAGATATTAGAGAATAGATTACTAATTACAGCTCTAACAGGAGAGAAGAAAGCTGCGGCTACAGCCACGCCTAGAACTTGACCAATAGTAGCTCCTAAATTCTTACCTGCTTTAATACCCTCAGCTTCACTCCCTGTGATAGCAGTTACTACAGCACCTGTAGCAGCACCACCAACAGCATTTAGTGCGTTAGCAATAGAACGAGAGAACAGAGAAATTGTACTCTCGTTTGCTGCTCCACTTACAAAGAGAGAATCTGTAATAGTTTTAGTAGCAGTAGAGGAAAGTCGCTTAGAGTTAGCATCAAACGATTTAATAATATGATTGATAATGCTTTCACTCCAAAGACCAATAACTCCTGTTACGAAAGTATTGTTGAGCAGTGGTAGGAAAGAAATAAAGATAAGCCTTTTTAATGCAGAAAACAGAATAGCTCTAGCACCTTCGAAAGAGAGTGCAATAGCTCCAAGAGTACCTACAAGGATAACATCACTAAGGCTAGTTGAGAACAAGTTACTTAGGTAGTTAGCTCCTTGAGTGATCTTAGTATTGAGATAGGTAATACCTTTTACATAAGCGTCTCCAATATACTTGAAAGGCGCTGTTAGAAACTTTTGTAGTTGTGCAGACAGATACTTGATAAGGGAAATAGCTTTACCAAGAGGATCTTTTAAAATATTTAAAGAAATGCTAAAGATACTTGAAATCTTTGTTTTTACTCTTGATAAGAAATTACCGACAGTAGTGTAAACAGTAGAGAACACTTTAGCTGCCGACTTTAAAGTGCTAGAAGCACGAATAGGAGCAAGAACGGCTTCTTTGATACTAGTTAGAATACTCTTACCTAGATAGCGGTTAGCTTTATAAACGTCTCTTGCTATACGGTAGGTGCGGCCAAAAACAGAATCTAGGCTTCTTGAAAAAGCGTTATAAGTATTAAGAATAGATTTACCTAAAGGTGAATTAGTCTTGAATACGTAGAAAGCAGATTCTAAAGAAGACTTAAGTGTAGCACCTAGATCTCTATTTAGTTTAAAGTTAGCAATAGGTTTGCTTAAGTTATTTTCGATGAAATCAGAAAGTAGACCTGCGTATTTATTGTTACTAATAGAAGAAACAATTTGTTCTGAAATAGCTGCAAAGATACCTACAACTGAAATAGAGACACTATTAAAGACTTGCATAACGCCAGCTTTAAAGGTGTCATAAGCTGACTTAACTCTACTCCAAAGAGCTTGTGTATACTCTACTACTCCGTCGATAGTTTCTCGATACTTACTATTACCGATGACATACATGTAGAGTTCATAGAAAAGGTTAGTTACGTAGTTATAGAAAGCTTCAAAAGGCGCTTTTACACTAGAGAGTAATGTACCTGTATAAGATACAATACTGTCGATCATAGCTTTAAAAGAGGCTGCAATAGGCTGGAAGATAAGCTCACTACCTAAAGAACCAATAATAGTAACAATATCAATTGCTACTGAGAAGTACTCTTTGATAGTCTCAATATCTTTACCAACACCTTTAGACATTTCTGCAAAAACAGTACCTAGTGTTTTTAAGCCATTACCTAGCCAACTAGTTAGCCCAATAGTTTGGTCAATTTTTCCAATAAACAGAGTTAAACCATCATTAAAAACTTGGAAACCACTAGAAACAGTAGTACCCATTAAAGCGGCTTCTTCTTTTAATTTCGCTGTCTGAGAAGTTAAAGCTTGTAGAACTTTTTCAGTAGTTAAGCCACCTTCTTTTGCTAACTCTCTTAGTTCACCAAAAGGAATACCAAGACCATCAGCGATTGCAAGAGCAATACGAGGTGCTTGTTCTAGAACTGAGTTAAGTTCTTCACCACGTAGTTCACCTGAAGCAAGACCTTGAGATAGCTGTATCATGGCTGCATTTAAGCTTTCCGCAGAACCACCTGATACCTTAGCTGCATATTGGAT